CACTACTCCGCTTACGATGCGGCGACCGTAGCAATCCAGCGCCAGACCAACGAGACATCGCTGGGCAAGCTGGGCTTCACGGCGCTGGAATATATCGGCGGCGGCAAGCGGGCCGAGATCGTGCTGGACGGCGGGATCGGGTCCAACATGGATGCCAATACAACCCTTGGTATCAACACCGATAGCTTCCGCATTCGCTATCACCCCGATCGCAACTTCGACCGGGTGTTCGATGGCGACGGCATGATGCCGATCGACAAAGACGCCATTGCCCAGTTTATCGGCTGGATGGGCGAGTTGACCATGACTAACCCCTTGTTTAATTGGAGGTTCTGGGACTCCAACCCGGCCACCTAGTTCGGCTGGGTTTCCGCTGGAATGGCCGGGCACGCCCGGGCACGCCCGGGCACGCCAACGTGTAGAACTGTTGCACCAATTCTTCCACGAAGGCGTGCCCGGTTACGTTTAATTCAACTGGAGAGTGAATATGCAAAAAGACCCGGACGCTGCAACGATAGCCGTGTTCAAAGTGTTGGCGGTCAAGAACGATGCCAAGTCGCTTGCCGCGGGACGACCGATCTACGACGACAAGGAAGTGTGCGAGATCCGCGGCGCGGGATCGCGCAATGTTGGCGTCTACTATGCCACCCAGATGTCGCACTGGATTGACGATCCCGAGACAGGCGAGCAGCGCCCACTGACATATGCCGAGAGGTTCTCGCGACAGTATCGCCAGTTCAAGGAGCGCCAGGTGCAGACTACGTCGGGCACTCCGCTCGAGCATGCGACCTTCCTGACCGAGGGGCGCCGCGCGGAGCTGCGGGCGCTGAACATCTACACTGTCGAGGCCCTGGCGGCGATCGACGGCCAGGAGCTGAAGAACATTGGCCAGGGTGGCCGCGAGCTGAAGAACAAGGCGCAGGAATTTATCGAGGACAGTCTGAAGACGGCGCCCAACATGCAGCTGCAGGCCGAGTTGGAAACCCTGCGGGCGCGCAATCAGCTGCTCGAGGAGGACATGGAGCGCAACAAGTCCGCGCAGAACGCCGAAGGCGAATTTGCCGATATGTCGCTCGACCAGTTGCGCGAGTACATCGCGATCAACTCCGGCAAGCCTCCGCTGGGTACGCTTAATCGTCAGTCGTTGATCCGGCTGGCGAAGATCTCGCGACCGGAGAAGGTTGCATGACGCTGTTGTCGGTAGTGAAGGATGTCTGCGCGACGGTGGGTGTGACTATCCCAACGTCGGTATTCTCCAACATTGCCGCCAACCGCACCGCGCAGGAGATGTTGTCGGTCGCCAACGAGATGGCGCAGCGCATTGCCTACGATACCAGAGACTGGACCCGGCTGAAGAAGGTCAATGTCTTTACCGGGGACAATCTAACCATGGCCTTCGATATGCCGGCCAACTACAAGCGCATGTTGCTGTCATCGAATGTCTGGCTGTCTTCGTCTGCAATCCATCCAATGCGATTTGTGCCTGATCTCGACGACTGGATACAACGTCGCGCTCTCAACCGTTTCGATCCCTGGGGGGAGTGGACGCTTGTCGGCGGCCAGATGCTGTTATTCCCCGCGATGGGGTCAGGCATTACGGCGACCTTTGCCTACCTCGATAAAAATTGTGTGGCACTGACGTCGGGTGGATACGGCGATCTTTTTTTGAACGACGGCGACAGCTTCGCGCTCGACGAGCGCATTTTGAAGCTGGGAATGATTTGGCAGTGGAAGGCGCAGAAGGGATCGCCCTACGCCGAGGACATGGGGACATATGAAGACGCCATTGCGATGGTGAGCGGAGCCGATAGTCCGGCGCCGATCCTTGTCGGTCGCGCACCGATTTCCGATTTGGCCACGGCGAGCATTGCGTATCCGTATCCGGTCCCAGTGCCATGAGCAATCGTCAGGGGTTCCGAAGACAACCGGTGTCGATGCAGGCGGCGCAGGTGCTGCGGGCCACTATCTTGCCGGCGCCGACGCGCGGTCTGATCTTGAACGAGAACTACACGTTTATGAAGCCCGGCGCCGCGGTAGTCCTCGACAACTGGGCGCCGACTACGCGCAGCGTCAAGCTGCGCGGCGGCTGCATTCGGCACTGCGTATTGCCGGAGACAACGCCGATTGTTTCTATGTTCGAATATCTCAGCGGTAACACGCAGCAGATTTTCGCAGCAAACTCCACCAAGATCTACAACGTGACGACAGCCGGTTTTCCGGTCGAAGTAGCATCTGGGCAGCACTCCGGCAACTATGCGGCATCCGAGTTGTCCAACGCCAGCGGCGACCATATGCTGGTCGTCAACGACGATGGAGACGACGTCCTGCATTATGACGGCACGACATGGACTGTATTCAACGCCGGCCAGATCACCGGGCCCGCCGGCACTCCGGTCGTAGCCGGCCACAACCTGGTCTATGTCTGGAAGTATCGCGATCGATACTTCTTCATCGAGAAGAACTCGATGAACGCTTGGTATCTGTCGACCAATGCCTTCCAGGGTGCGCTGTCGATGATCCCGCTGTCGGGAGCGGCAACCAAGGGCGGCAAGCTATTGTTCGGCGCCACCTGGTCGCTCGATGCCGGAGACGGCGCCGACGACAAGTGCGTATTCTTTACGGACCAGGGCGAGGCTCTGATCTTCACCGGCACCAACCCGTCCGATGCCGCCAACTGGCGCCAGGAGGGCCGCTATTCCCTTGGCCATCCCATGGGGATGAATGCGCATGTTCAGATCGGCGGCGATTTGCTGGTAGCGACCGTCGAGGGGCTGACGCCGATGTCTGCGGTCATTACCAAGGAAAGCGCGCAGCTCGACGTCGCGATGGTTTCGTTCAACATCAAGCCAATGTGGCGCGACGAGGTGAAGAACAAGCGAAGTTGGCCCTGGTCGATCAAGCGGTGGGACGAATACGGCGGGATCTTCGTGACATGGCCGGGCGGCGGTCCCGGAAACCAGTATTGCGCCGTGATCAATGCTGCGACGGGAGCCTGGTGCAGGTTCGTAGGCTATGACGCGACATGCTTCGCGCATATCCTAACCAACTTTTATTTCGGCACCCAGGACGGCATTATCATGGAGGCCGACAAGACCGGAAAGGATGACGGCAAGCCCTACACGGCGACCATGGTTGGCGGCTGGGAAATGTTCCAGGCAGCCCCAAGCAGCATTGTGTGGCGGCAGGCTCGAGCGGCATTTACCGCTCGCTCAGGAGAGCCGTTTCGTCCGACGTTGAGCGCGGTTACCGACTATGTCGTCGAGCTGTCGGCGCCGCCCTCCGCAGCGCCGGACCCAGGACCACAAGATGTCTGGGACGAAGGTCTGTGGGATGACGCATTGTGGGACCAGCCGTCATTGGGCGAGCCGGTCATTAGGAACACGATGTGGGTTTCGATCGGGAGCGTCGGATTTTCTCATGCCCCAGTGGCGCAAGTTACGATCTCGCAGCAGCAGAAGCCGGAAGTCGAATTGATTTCGATCGCCGCCACCTACGAGGCGTTAGGTGTCAACGTATGAGGTTACGCAATGGCATATGATCCCCTTCTCGGCTACGACCCTTCGTTTGGCGACACCAAGAAGCAAGCCGACGCAAAACGCCAGGCGATTGCTCTGGCGCTAATGCAGGCCAACGGCGGTCTTGGCTTTGATGGTTTTGGAGGCGACGGCACTGACGGCGGTGGTGGCGCAGATGGCGGCACCGGACCTGGGACAGACGGCGCTCCCGCCGGCGCCCCTGCTGGCGCTCCTGCCGGCGCCCCCGCCGGAGCCCCCGCCGGCGCTCCCGCCGGCGCTCCTGCCGGCGCCCCCGCCGGAGCCCCCGCCGGCGCTCCCGCCGGCGCTCCTGCCGGTCCATCTGCTGGACCGTCTACCAGTGGGCCCGACGCGGCGGCAATGGCTGCTGCTATAGCCGCGATGGCTGCAGCGTTTGGCGATCCTTCCGCAGTGGCGGCACAGGGCCTGGCAACTAACGCTCTCGGCAATCCGACGGCTGCTACAGCCTCGCCTGGCGCACAAGGTGATGCAGCTGCAGCAGCTGCAGCAGCTGCAGCAGCTGCAGCACCTTCGTCTAGTACGTCATCCAGTCCATCATCAACATCTGGTCCGTCTGGCTTTGGTGCCGCGGCAGATGCTGCCGCGGCGGCAGCGGCGGCAACTGGAATGGCGACTGGTACGCAAGGAACGACAGCTGCTGAAGCAAGTCCGGCGGATGCTTCTGCGGCTGCTTCCGCGGCAGCTGCGGCGGCGGCGGCTGGCATGAGTATGGGACAGAGTGCAGGGTTTGGAGAGGAGGCGGATGCTGCGGCTGCGGATGCGGCGGCATCCGGGATGGCTACCGGACTAGGTGAGTCAACCAGTGAAGGCGAGGGAGACGCCGACGGCAGCGGCGGCGCCGATGGAGGTGCCGATGGAGGTGCCGATGGAGGTGCCGACGGTGCTGATGGCGCCGATGGCGGCGCTGCAGGTGCTGACGGCGGCGCAGGCGCCGATGGCGGCGCTGCAGGTGCTGACGGCGGCGCAGGCGCTGCAGGCGCTGACGGCGGCGCTGGCGCTGCAGGCGCCGATGGCGGCGATGGTGGCGCTGGC